AGGCTTTCGATCCCGAGGCCGCGCAGCATCTCCAGATACTGATCGCGCACGCGACGCATCTCGTGCTGGATCGACTTCCGCTTCTCGTCCATGGTCCGCCCTCGCTCGATACAGCCGCCCGTCCACCAATAGCTGCCCGGTCTGGATGTGATGCTGTCGCAGGCTGACCAGGTCGCCATGCACGTCGATCTGGGAGAACCCTTGCTGCCAGTCTGGATCGTGCGTCCAGTCCGGGTCCGGGTCGCTCAAGTGCCCGTTCTCGATGCCCCAGTGGACGCCGTTCCGGTCCGCTCGAGCGACGATGCCCATGCGGTGGGTGTGGCCCATGACCACCGATCCGCCGCGCCTGGTCATGTGCCCGCGCACCGAATTGCCAGAGTCCTTGCGGATGATCGAGCCGTGGAAGACCTCAAACGGCCCGACCTGGACCTTGCACCGCTGGTCGACGAACTCGATGCCGTGGGCCTGGAGCTCCAGCAGCTCGTCGAGCGCGAGCGCGTCGACGCTGGCAAGCTCCGGCGCCCTTGCCGTCAGGTATCGCTCCAGCCGGTGTTCGTGGTTGCCCATCGTGTAGACGATCTTGGCGTTCCGGTGGTCGTGCCGCAGCACGCGCAGGAACTGCCGCGCCTCGTTGATCTCGTCCTGAAACGTGATCGGGTTGTGCTTGTCCTTCGGGTGGCTGCTGATCTCCTGCGCGTCCAGGATGTCGCCGTTCAGCACGATGTGCGTCGGCCGGTAGTCGCGCGCGTAGGCCAGCGCGAGAGCGAGCGCGGCCTGGTCATGGTAGGGGATGTGGATGTCGGACAGCACCAGACAGCGCACAGCGTCCACCTTGCTCGAGGCAACCAGGCGCAGCCGCACTTCCTTAGTCTCGCGCCGGACGATGAGCCGCGTGACCTCGGCGCGCATGATGCAGCGCACGCGCCACTCGGTGACGCCAAACTCCTTGGCGACGCTCTTCTGCGACTGCCCCGTTGCGATACGGGCCCGGATCAGCTCCTCCAACTCGGCCCGCTCCATGCCTCCTCCTACAGCCCCAAGACCAGGAGGAACGTAGACACGTCCTCCCACATGGCCTTCAGTAGCTTTTCGACAGTGGCCCAGAACTCCTCTGGAGCCTGAACCAGCACGTTGGTCGTGGCGCAGCTAGCCAAGGCCAGCAACACCACCACGGCGACCCACTCAAGCCGCCGGTGGCGTCTCACGGATCCGGTCCTTGAGCTGATCGAGCTGCTCGTAGAGCGCCTGCACATTCTCGCGGCGCTTGGCGTTGGTCTGCACCGCGTATCCGCCGACGCCCAAGATCGCCAGCAGCTGCACAACGAGCGCATACCACTCGTCCATGCCGACCACGCGGCCGTCCCCGTTCTTGTCAGCCTCGACGATGGCCGTGCGCACTTCGGCCAGCTTGGCCGCGAGCTCCTCGCCCTTGGTGCCCATGGTGGCAAGCCCGGCTTGCATGCCCTGCAGCGCCTTGTCGGCTTCCTTGGTCGCGATGTCGACACGGTTGACGGCGTCGTTCAGCTGGGAGTAGAGGCCGCAGCTTGGGAGCAGCAGCAGGAGGCAGAGAAACGGCTTGTGCATCATCTGTTGTCCATGCGCGTCTCGACCCTAGTGAGACGCTGGAGGATGTCGCTACGCATTAGGTCCACGCTGGACCGCAGCGCCTTGAGCTCGTCGAGCACGCCGCTCATGCCGCGGCGGTCGCTGTCCATCTGCTGCGCCAGCATCTGCACCTGCGTGCGGACGTCGGCTAGGTCCGAAGACATGCGGAAGGCCCACGCGATGCCTGGGAGCACGACCGACGTGGTGGCGATCGAGGCGAGCTTGAACCATCGGTCCCACTGCGCCACTCGTTGCTGTTCGTAGCCCATGCCTACTTCGCCTCCCACGTGATAACGTCGTCCGTGGTAAACCCGACAGCATCGGACGTCTGCAGGTTGGCGTGGTCAACCACCATGGTCGTGAGTTCGGTGAGGATCTCTGCCTCGGTCAAGCCAGGCGACGGCTCGTAGCCGACCTCGCCGTCGATGACGCCGTTGACCGGTTCTGTGAACCGATAGCTGACGCAGTATTCGATGACGCCATCTTCGACCTCGATGTGAGGATGCGAGACGATGATCTTGACCGTGGCCATGTCAGTAGGCCGTCAGCTCAGTCCAGCAGACCGTGACGCCGAACTGCCAGGTGCCCGTCGCAGGCACAGTCGCGCGCACCACGAAGCCCTCGTTTTGCGCCAAGATCAGCGGCGACTCGCCACCAGGGTCTGCGTGGAACAAGTCGAACTGCGGCATCCACTGTGTGCTCGTCGCCGTGCCGATTGCTGCTGAATACTGAGCGATGGCCTGCGTGTCCAAGGACTTGGTGCCTGCCGTCAAGGCAGCGGTCGAGCTGATGCGCGCAGCACCCAGCAAGGACGCGCCCATCGGACCAGTCCGCATCTTCTGGTTGTTGCCGCTGATTGTCGCAGCGGAACCGCCAGAACCGTCAGCCGTCCAGCTACGGGCCACAAGCATGTCGACCTTGCCGAAGCCGGCGGCGAACGCCGTCGCGCTGCCGCTTAGACCGTCCCACAGGACAGATGTCACCACGCAGAACCGTGATGCATCCGACCACCGGAACTGAAAAACCTCAGAGTTAGCCGCGAGCCCGGCTGCCATCGTGCCCGACAGCAGGGACAGGCGATAGGAACCCAGTGCGCCGTAGTCGAGCGGACGAAGGGTCGCCCGCAGTGCGCGGTAGTTCGTCCCATCCACATCGGCAACCGTGCCGCTATTGCCCTGAAGTTGAATCGCCATGTGTTAGCTCCACCGCCAATGCACCGTCCAGGTGCCGTAGATCCTTGTGCCTTTCCCGCCGACGCTCGGCAAACCAAAGCCGTAAACCGACGCAGTCGTAGACCGAAACTGCACCATGCCAGGAGCAGTCAAAGGCTCGTTGAGCTGGCTGGTGTTGGTCGCGTAGATGTCGAAGCTCGTGTTGGGCACGATGTTGCCGCAGGTCACGCTGATCGTCTCGACTCGATGCTCGTCGGCGGTGTGGTCCGCCGTCGGTTGCGCCACGAGCCACGCCTGCAGCACAGACCCTGACACGATGCCCGTCTGGCCCGTGACCGTCACCGTGGCATCCGATCCGCCAGGGAACGCGCCGAAGTCGATGGTCGTGCTGCCTGCTGCGCCGGATCCACCTCCTCCGCCACCGCCAAGAGCCGACGCCAGCGTGCGCTTGACTGCGCCGTCGGTCGCGTCGAGGAACTGGACGTAGTCCGCAGCCGTGTCGATGGCAGCGACCGTCGTGCGGGCGAAGTCGCCCGTGAGCACCACGTTCTCGCTGTAGTCCTGGTTGACTGGCATCAGACATCCTCCATCCAGCTACGTCCTTCGCCAAAGTCGCCGAGTTGCTGGCGCTCGACTTTGAACGTCTCGGTCGGGCCTGGAGTGTATCCGTCGGCCGTCTGTTCCGCAGCAGGGTATGGCACTGAGCGGTCACCACGGATCCGGTTGGTGCCGGTGGTCGCGCTGCTGATCGTCTTGGTGCGCATCAGCGTCGCACCCGTCGGGTCGTAGATGCGAATTGAGTAGCCCTCGAAGCTCTCGTCCAGGTTGTAGGGACCGCCAGATCCGACGACTCCCTGCAGCCGCGTCCAGTTCTCAAAGACAAACGTGCGATCGTAGGTGGCGAGGTCGAGCTCGGATGTGAACAGCTTCCCAGGCATCGGCCGCGCGTTCCAGGCATTGATCGTCACCGACTGCGCCGTGACGTCCACCAGCGACAGGCCAGGCGGAACAAACTTGACCTGCAACGACAACGGCAGATTGGCCGCCGACACGTTCATCGGGACGAACTTGATGGCCTCCTGCTGCCTGGCACCGAACAAGAATGTGACCTTGCTGCCGATGGCCTTCGTCGTCGCCGACGAGTCGTAGGTGCCACGGAGGCCGCGCAGCAGGTAGTCGAACGTGAAGGTTCCGTCGCCGTTGTCGACAACGTCACGAGCTCCGACGATCTCAAAGTTGCTGCCGTCCTGAATCAGCATCCAGTTCCAGCCGTCGAGCACATCGGGCTCCGTCATGGTGACCGGCGCCCCCAGCGGGCCGAAGTTGTCGATGGCTACGGTGAAGCTATTGACCGTGTCCCAGGTGATTACGCCGCTCGGCGTGCCAGATGCCAACGCAGTCGACAACGTCCCAATGCCGCACTGCGTGTTAATCGTCGCCACCTGTTGCCACGTGTTGCCGGTGTCTCTGGACTCGTAAACGGTGACACCACCCCACGATGCCCCAGAAGGCGAGCATGCCCCAACGTAATAGCCTGGCACGAAGGCGTCTTCGTCGACTAGAGGCGGTATGTCGATCACACGAACCGTCGGCACAACGGCTTCCGGTGTTCCGATGATGATGGTCGACGGACCCTGCACTGGCGAACCGCGCACGGCGAGCGCCACGTCCTCAACCACGGCGTAGACGTTGACCACGTAGTTGTTGCCGATCTCGCGCCGAATGATGCGCGCCGTGTAGTCCTGACCGTCATCGTCCGTCAACGTCACCAGGTCATTCTCAAGCAGCTCGCAGTAGGCGATGGGCAGCTGGAACTCCAAGGCCGTGGCGTTGACCCACGCTCGGCGCATGATCGTCCCTGCTAGGTTGCGCGCCTGCTTTCGCGACAGAACCACATTGTCTAGTTGGATGTTCTGCTCGTTCGCCGACAGCAAAGGCGAAGGCTGGCGCTGCTTGAAATGCTGGTAGCCCTGGGCGTACTGCTGATCTGGATCTTGATGAGACACGCCGATGCTGCTCGGGAGGTCTGCAGTATCGCGCTGGGTGATGCGGAGCTTGTCTCCTGCGTATGGTGTATCTGCACCGCTTTGCACACCAAGATCGGAGAACGCCGCGCCGTTCTCAATCTGGACGACGTCGGCGTTCTCGATGTTGAAGAACGCCAGCGTGTCGTTCCGCTCCTGTGCTGCGACTTGGTAGGCCGTCATCAACGGCTGCAAGGCGGTTACTGTCGGGATCGCGCCTTGGGTCCAGTAGCCCTCAAACGGAGCAACATCGACGTCTGATGTATCGAACTTGATGTCTTCCACATCTGCTCGGTTGCAGATCTCGAGAATCGCATCTGGCACCGACATCAACGCATCCGGCTCAATGATAGCTTCGACGATCGGCGGAACCTGGTTGCCAAAGTACGTCGACAGATCCCATTGGTCGAGCACCTGGTAGCACATGCCACGGAAGCCAGGGATCAGGCCGCCTGTCTGGCTGCGCTTGACGATATCGTCCTCGTCTTGCGTTTCTGTGCCTTGATAGAACGATGCGGTCGGATCGGCCGCAAACATTCCGCCTTCGTAGGCCGTCTCGGCCGTGCGCGCCAAGATCGCAGCGTTGTTCGCGCAGCGCTGTCTTAACCCTTGCCACGCGGATGCGTTGGCGACTTCTGCAATGGTATAGGGTGACGGGTTGTTCGTTCCGTAACGTGCCTGCAGCGTGCTACCCGTCAACGCCTGCCAAGTCGCGCCGGTATATTCCTGCCAGTTCAGCGCCGTGCAATCGACGCGCCAGGTCGTGCCGATGAACCGTGCCCAGGCCTTGGCAAGATGGTCACGCAGTGCCTGCGTAGATGCCGTGCCTTGGTGTTCAAAGTATTGAGCCGATGTAGCTGGTGTAGTGTTATTGGAAGTCTTCGGATCCCATTGCTCATTGCCCACCGTGCTCAACCAAATGGCATCTTCGCGCACGACGCTAGCCGGAGCAAAAGCGTTTGCGCTTTGGATGCTTGTCAGTGGTCCAATGTCCTGGCCACCGACTGCCTCAAGCAGCATGCTGGACGGTGTCGCTCCGTGCGCAGTAACCGTCAAGACGCGCCACCAGCTTTTGTAGTCGTATGGCGGTCGCCCTGCCATATATGTGCCGGATGGAGTCGAGCTGAAACCCTTTAGGTCGACGATGTCTCCGACCTCTAGGTAATCCGTAAAGTCCGGCTCGTAGTTGCTGTTCATCGTCAGCGTGAGTCGCTTTTCGATGACTGCGTAGGTCACGCCAGCTCCAGGCGCTGCCGTGAATGCCCAGTCCACTGTGAACTGGTTAGCCGTGTTGCTGTTGATGGGCCTCGCCTGGCCGCTGAGAGGACCGCTGGTGATCTGGAGCCAGCGGTAGTTGCGACCATAGGTATCTACCACCATGCCGCCCGCCACATCGTTGATGGCAGTCGTGGTAGACCCAGCTAGAACCGTCCCGGTGCGGACGGTTGTCGTGGTAAAGGTGCCCGCCATCTGGTCCGTGGTGATGCGGACTAGATTCTTGTCGGTCCAGTAGACCAACTGGCCGTTGGCGATCAGCTGCACAAGTCGACTGGTTTGCCGGTCGTTGACAGACAGACCGACATCGGCAAATACTCGTTTGATCTGGCCAGCTACGCCACCTTTCGGCCCGTTAATCGTTTCCTCGCGCGTCTTTTCCGACTGGAACATCACGTGTAGAGGCACACGGACTCGCCGTCCCATGGCCCAGACTCGCGGGCTTCCAGGACTGGATGTAGTCGTCGGCAATCCGATCAGCGGGTTCGGCTTTGCCTGTTCCTTCCCACGACCAAATAAGCTCGGGTAGAGATACTGCTGGTCGATGAAGCTCGCGACAGCCACTGCCCCGAACATGAAGAACGGGTTCCATGCTGTGCCAGCCGCTTTTGCTGCGCTTGCGGCTCCAACCGTTGCAAGACTAGCCATCGACGCCCTCCGCTCTCCAGATGCTGTGGAGCCTCATAGCCCAGGCGGGCGAGAGGCGATGCTTGACGACTTTGCCAGTCGATCCATGCGCATGGACGACGAAGTTGTTGTAGATCAGAACCGCGAAGTGCATCGGCATCTCGCGTCGATACTGAAACAGCAACACGTCCCCAGGCTCTGCGTCGTCCATGTGGACGCGGCGTGCACGCTTCTGCAGCTCGGCCAACAGCACCTCGGAGCGCGGCAAAGGACCGTAGCCTAGGCAGTCTGGCAACTCACAGCCCGCGGACCAGACGCTGCACAGCACAACACCGACGCAGTCGACGCCGGACTTCGGGTTGCGTCCTTGATGTTTGAATGGGACACCAACCATCAGCTCGGCCGCGGCCGCTATCTTGTCGCCGCGTTCGCTCATTGCTTCAGCTGCTCGATGGTCTTGTTGGCACCAGGCGAGTAGACATCCGTGCCGCCGAAGTTGTCGACGTTGTTCTTAACCACGCGATACTGGCTCAAGCTACTTGGAGCCACAGAGAACGCAGTCGTGACCGTGAAGTCGGTGGCGGTGTTGCTGGCGATGTCTCGCTCCTCACCCGCTGCGGTGCCCGTCAACATCTTCAGCTTGTAGTAGCCGTTTTGGTATTGGTTCACCGTCATGCCGCCGGCCGTGTCCTGCACGACGGTTGTCGTGCTACCAGCTGCGACTTGGCCTTCGCGCGCAGCCGCCTGCCGGAACTTGGTGAAACAAGTCCCGATCAATCCATCGCACCCTGGGCGCATGATCCCGCGATCTCCAGCTTGGATATCGAAGGGCGTTGGCAAGAGGAGCCGCACCGTCCGCGTGCCTGCGTCGTATTCGATGATCGGCGAGATCGTGCCGACGTTGTTGCCGGTCATCCATTCGATCTCGCCGTCGCGGAAGAAGTTGTCCGTGTAGGTGCTTGCCGTAGGGAAACTGGCTGCGGACAGCGTGAACTCCATTCGCGCAGATACAACAGTGTCCACGGCAGGTCCGCGACCGATCCATCCCACAACCGTCAACGCTGGCAGAGCCACTGGTGTCGAGTCCAACGCCTCCTCAAGCCGAAGGACGTTCGTCGTGTTGCTGACGATGCGGCGCTCCTTGCCTCGCTCGCTGCCTTGCCGCAGATGGAAGTAGTAGCCAGCCCATTGGTTAGTCGTCCACGGAGCTCCGGCCGTCCCGATCAGGATCGCTGTCGTGCTGGTGAAGTCGACATTGAAAGTTGTCTGGTCATAGATCAGGTCGTCTGCGATGTCGGCCCGGCACGTGTTCGGATCGGCCAGCGTGTAGGTGCACTGCTGGCTGTGCGTGCCGCCGAACCTGCCGCCGACCGGCTGTTGCAGCTGCGAGGTCAGGCCCTCAAGCGTGGCCACCCATCCCGACCCGTCGTAGCTCATCATGCGGATGCGCTTGGTCGCCTTGTAGTGCCAGACCCATGGACGCCTCCAGTCCACAAGGAACTGCTCGACCTTGGCTCCTCGGTATTTGTTGCCCAGCAGATCAGGGATCAAGATCGTCGTGCCGTCTACAATGCCGCTCGCTTCTTGATTGCTTGAGCGTAGGTCGGATTCCCGGCGCTCTGCTGTGATGTTGGATAAAGCCGCCGGGAAATATTCATGCCCATCGAGCGTGAGTGTGCGGTCGTGATCGGTGAATCGGAGCACGTATCCATCCGTGCGCGTCACTCGGAACAACGTGCACAGCGTCTGCGACCTGCGCCACTTCTGGTTCTGCTGCGCCTGGTATCCAGAACGAATCGTCACGTCAGCACCTCGGGGCCATAGATTAACCCGGAGGTGAGCTTGGTTATCACCACGCCACCGCCAACCGAGTAGAGCGCATGCCCAGCAGCACCACCCGAGCCGCCTGCGCCGCCTCCGCCTGGTGTTGTTCCCGCACTTCCGGCTGATCCCCACGATCCGCCATCGCCGCCACGGCCGCCTCCCGCAGATCCTCCGGCACCACCGAGCCCAAGCACGCCCGATCCCGCTTGGCCTGCTGTTCCACCTGCGCTACCAGCCCCTCCCGCGCCAGGCGCTGCGCCTTGGCCGCCACCACCGCCGCCGCCGCCACCAAGCGACACGACAAGCGAACCTCCGCCGCCGCCGCCGCCGCCGCCGCCAGCAATGGTCCCGAGGTTGATGACGTTCAGGTTGTTCTGAGCGTAGACCGCTTTCCCGCCCGCAATGCCTGCGACGCCAGCACTACCAAGCAGTCCTCCTTGTCCACCAGCTCCGCCGCCGCCTTGGATGATCCCGCGGTTGATGAGCATGATGGTTGTGCCCGGATAGAACGTGCCAGTCTGCAGACTATGCTGCGTGCTGTTGACGCTGCTGATGTTGATGGCCGAGAGGATCTCTACCTTCAACGCTAGCGGAACGTCGCCAGCATACCCCTCTGCGTTCGCTAGTGTCCGCAGGTTGACGTTGCTCCGATTCGTCCCGATCGTGATCGACATCGGGACGCGACCGATGGTGAGAGCCGTGCCGGATGAAGCCACCCACGTCTGCGATATCCACGAACCGTTGCTAGTCGTGTTGTCCAGCAGCGACAGCTCGGCTATGCGCCCAGACAAAACGGTCTGCACGGTGTTACCGCCCCAGTCGGTGACTGTGAACGTGTTCGCTCCGCTGTTGTAGACGGAATAGACTCCGACGCCTTCTCGCAGATACGTCGCTTGAGGCAGTCGCACAGACAATCCCGCGGTCGCGCTGTATATCAACAGCCGCGCACCACCTGGGCCATACGGCAGCGGAGCGTCTGCGTTGGCAGTGATGCTACGGCTGACGGATCGACCGAATGCTTCGTCGATTGCTGTGCGCGTGTGCACCATCAGTAGAGAATCCAGGTTGCCGTGCCGCTGGTCCAGTTTAACGCGACATGCTTGATCTGGCCTCCGCTGATAACACCACCAACGACCACCCCTGCATCGTCTCGGACCTGCACAGTCCCTACCGATGTGCTCGGGCAGTGAATAGTAAAAATGCGCGGACCACCGACAACGCGATCAGGCGGAGGCAAGAATGCGTTGATCGTTCCTGCGACCGTGTTGCGAATAACCCACAACTCGGTGTCGTAAGTCAGAACAACATCTAGCGCCGTGTCGATCGTCCCACTTGCGCCGCCCGGGTAGAACAACTCCGGCGACTGCTCCTCGTCGAGCTGCTCGAGGCAGGTAATGCCTGCCCAGTTCGCCAAGTAGCCTCGATCCAGGCGGAGACTCATCGTCTCGTCGCTCTGGTTGAATCGCACCGAACGGTCGAACTCAAAGCCTGCGGTGATGACTTGTCCGACCGTAGGAGCCGTGGTGAAGGTCAGGAGCCCGCCCGGGTTGGTCAGCGTGTAGGCCGCAGTCGGGGTTCCAGCTACGGCGACCGTGACCGTTCCAGCGACCGGCAGCTTGATCGCCTCGTTGAACGGGTTGAGTCCGCCGAAGTCGTAGGTCTTGACGAGCTGGAACTGCGTCTCGATGCCGTCGCCGGTGCCAAGCACCACGTCCAGATTGGTCACGGAGCTCACGCCGTCCGCCGCGGTCGTGAAGTCGGACCAGTCCTTGAACCGGAAGCCGTGCAGGTGGCCGCGCCTGGCGATCCAGAAGTCGATGAGCGATCCCCACTGCGACGGCTCCATCAGCAGCTTGTCGAACTGGTAGCGGCGACGCGGGCGACTCTGCCTAGCGATGCGATACTCGTGGCCGCTCGCGGTCGTCTGAATGGTCGTGCCGTAGGCCGGGCCACCGCTGGCTCCGTAGCTGATATCTGGGTCGAGCTGGACGTTGTGAAAGGCCATGGATCAGATCGGTGGGTTCGCGCGCAAAGATACGCCAGAGCCGCCTGCACCAGGAATGTTCGCAGCGTTCTGCGATGCCGAAGCCGCAAAAGCATTGCCCACGCTGTTGGCGATGCCCTGGATGGCTCGCTGCTGCGCGATGGCGATGAACTGCTGCAGCAGTGCGGCCAGCGCCTGCCGGGCATTGGCTGCCCCGTTGACGATGCTGAAGAAGGCCGAGCCGATGGCGGTGCCGACATCCTGGCCGAGACTGCGCAGGGATTGCAGCCGTTCCTCCAGCTTGCGGAGCTCATCCTGGGCGGCCTTTGCATCTTCTCGCACCATCTCGATGCCAGGTGCAGCGAACTGCTGCTGGTAGGCCGCCAGCTGCTCGGGAGACATTCCGCCCCCGGCTAGCGCGGCTGGAGGGCCGAATAGTTCCTGCCGTCTAGTTTCAAGCTCGGCCTGCGTCAGCGGACCCGTCGCCCCCTGGATGCCAGGCTGGAGGAGGTCCGCGTTGGTCTTGATGTTTTCAGCCAGCAGCAGCAGGACGCGACGCGCGGCCTCGTTGGTCAGGCCGACATCTTCGCGGCGATACATTGTCGGATCGATGCCGGTGCCTTCCCTGATCCCCCCGGTGCTGACCAAGCGGGTCGCAATGCCACCACGAGGCGACAAGTTGCGCAGTTGCTGCTCGTCCAGTCCGGTCAAAGCCTGCAAGTCGGCGAAGCTCTGGAAGCCAGGCTGACCAGATAGAGCGGTCGCCGTCTCTGCGATCCGGCGCGCGCGAAGGTATTGCTGCTCCTGCTGGTCGATGCCGAAGCCGACGCGCGCCAAGTCCTCATTGCGCTGGATCTGCGTGGCCAGGTCGACGCTGGTCTTGCGCAGTTGGTCCTGGAGCTCGATCTGCCGCTTGAGTTCTTCGTTGGCGTCCTTGGTCTCGCCGCTGAACAGGCTCATCGCCGTGGCGATGCCACCGATGACCGTCGCCGCGACGAGCAACGGGTTCGCGCGCAAAAGGCCGATAAAGCCAGAGAAGCCGCCTTCGACCTTGCCGCTGATCTGCGCGATATCGATCAGCGCACCGGATAGCGTCTGGCCGATGCTGGCCGCGCTGCCCATTCCGCTGCCCAGGTTGCGCACTTCCTCGCCGAGCAGTCGGACGCGCTGGCTGATCTGTGTGACTTCGCCGACGGCCTCGACCGTTCGGCTGAAGTTCTTGGCTCTATCTGCCTGCGAATCCAGGCTGCGACCGACCGTCTGCGCTGCCGCGTCGACGGCCTTGCCTGCGCGCTCGGCGCTGCGTCCGACCTGGTCGACCGCCTGCTCGACTTCGCGCGCACCTTGCTTGGCCGCGCTCGCATCAATCGCCAGCTTCAGGATTGTCATCGCGTTTGGTCCTCGTGAAGTCCCGCGACTTGCGGTCTAGGTGATGCACCACGGCCCAGAACGTTCGCCACCGCCAACTCGGAACCTCGTGCAACTGGCACCATGCTAGCACATCCGCAGGCGACACCGGCTCGGGAGCCATGCCAATGCCTGCGCTGCCTTTCAGATCCAGGAATGCTGTCCAGAGGTCGGTCCATCGTTCGTCGAGCTCGACGTCTTCCAGTGCCGCGTGCTTAGGAGCTGCCTTGCCCCGCTGCTTGCGGAACTTGGCCAAAGCCAGGATGTAGTCGCGCTCCTCCTGCGGGATCAGTGCAAGCCGCAGGAGGCTCGTCAGTTTCCCTTGGCCTGCTCCTCCTGCTCGACGCGGTAGCCGCGCACGATGCCCGCCACGTCCTCCACGAAGTGCCGGAACGGCCACAGCGTCGAGTCCGCCAGGATCTTCTCGGCTGCCTCCGCGCTGTAGGTGATCGGCTGGCCGTCCTCTCCCTCGAGGTTCCACCAGTCGACCAGGATGGCCTCGGCCAGCGCGCGCGTCTGGATCTTTGCCCAGGCCGCAGCCGCCGCTTCCCCACCCGCACGCAGCGCGTCGGCATTCTCCAGCTGGAGCCTGGCGAGGGTCGCGCGGTGGCGCGGGTTGTCTCGCTCGGCGACTCGGATGCAGAGATTGCCAGTCGGCTCGCTGACCCGCTGGCCCGTCTGGAAGTCCCAGACGATGCCAGCGAGCGAAGCCTCGTTGCGGCGGATGGTGCGAAGGTTCATGGGATGAAGGAGATACGGATCCCGATGCCTTCCGTCGAGTCTTCCTCGAACTGGAACGGCAGTGTGGCGATCACGTCTCGGTCCTGGCCGTTGAGCGTCGGGTTGCCGTAGCGCACGCGCGGGATGCTGATGGTCAGCACCTGGTCGTTGCTGTTCTCCATCACCACATACATCTTCGAGGCTGTGCCGAGCAGCGCCTTGTTGAACTCGGCGATGTCATCGAAGTAGGCCGTGAACTGACCCGAGCCGCGGAAGTCGCCGACGCTAATGCTCGTCGCGTTGTAGTCGCCGACGTTGCTGCGCGCCTGGCTGTTGTTATTCCAGGAGAAGCTGATCGACTGGACGCCGTATTCGGCTCCGGCGACGTTGACCCACGGCACGTTGTTGGTCGCGTCGACCACCTCGCCAGTCGGCGCGGCGTTGAACGTCGCGCTGCCCTGCGGAGAAGACAACGAGCCCAGTGCCGTCTGCATTTGATCGCTGCCGACACCGACCGTGCCGAAGCTGCCGGTGATGATGCCCTTGTTGGTCAGTGAGAAGCTGCAGGAGTCGATGGTCTCCTGGTTGAAGAGCTCGAAGCGGTTATCCGTCGTGGTCCCTGCGGCCTGGAAGACGCGCAGCATGGCGAACGCCTTCTGCGTGCTGCCGTTCTTGATCGTCGTGCCACGCTTCACCGTGACCGTGCTCGGAGCCGCTGCAGGCTTGCTCGTGTCGATCGTGATGCTGGCACCGATGGCCGTGATGCGCGCGTAGTATTTCGTCGCAGGCGAGCCAGCGTCGTAGAGCTGGATCACGTCGCCGACCTCGAAGCCCGAGACCGACGCGCCGGACAACGTCGTGGTCGACCAGGTGAAACCAGCCGTGGTCTGCGACGCACCAGCGGCCGGAGCGTAGATCGACGCCTTCAGCATCTCCCAGAAGCCCTCGGACGCGCTCGTCGGGATCTGTGTCTCAAAGGGGATCGTCAGCGCCGACTGCGGCCCGACGAGCTTGAGGCCCGCAGGGTTGCGGTTATTGCGGATAAGCTGCGATTCGACCGTCTGGTTGGCCGGACCGCCCGACACGCCGGGCTTCGCCACGGCGACACCCTGCCAGGTCGTGTTGTTTGGCGTCGTTCCCGCAGTCGCCTGCGGGTGGACGTAGAACTTGCTGCTGCTGATTGATGCCATGGGAGGCTAGTCCTGCACTCGGAAAGGGATCGTGACCACCTGTAGCCACAGGCCGTCGTCCACCGACGGCGGCGCTGAGACGTAGGGCGGGTCGAAATGAATGACCGGCGGACCGGCCAGAACGACGCCACGGAAGGCGTCCACGATGGCGTCGACGAGGCCGAGCTGCGTGCCGTCGCCTGCGCCGATGGGCTCGAACAACTGCACCAGAGCGACCGACGCCGTGCGGTAGGCACTGCTCCCTCCCGCGATGGTCAGCTGCTCCTGGACGCCGAAGCGCATCGAGAACCTGCACCACCGGCCGCTGCCGGGGATGGCCTGGTCGGGCGCGTTGTCCCACACCGTCGGCAGAGCCTCAGCCACGGTGACGAGCGTATTGAACCGCGCGCGAACGAGTCCTGCCGCTGATTGGATGGCGCTCGGCATCACTTCACCTCGCCGTTCTCGTAGCTCAGGATCACGTTCTGGAGCTCCTGCACGGTCAACGCAACCATGCCCAGCGGAGCCTGCTTCGACCAGCCGTTCTCAAGCCGCTCGGCGTAGGGCAGGCCGTTGACGATGTAGACCGACTGGTATGGCTGCAGCTTGGTGAGCTCGCCGCGAGCCTCTCCGGCCGCAGCGTTCGCCGCGTTCGCGCTGCCAGCCTTGCCAGGCCGCGACTTACCAGCCAGGCCGGGGTTCTCGACGCCCACGGACAGCTGCCAGGCGCCACGGAACTGGCCGCCGACGTAACCCTTGGGCGCAGGCCGTTTCCAGCTCGGCGGGAAGCCGACCGGAGACTTGAGCACGACGCCGCGCAGCGCATCGAGCGCCAGCTTCTGCGTCGCCTTGACTACAGCGTCGGCGGTCGCGTCCTTGACCAGGTTGGACAGGTCCAGCGAGAACTGGCGCGCGTTGTCGGCGTTGGTCACGGCGCACCTTCCTGGAGCGTGAGCTCGTAGGCGACCAGCGTGGTGCCTACCTCGAGGCGGCCGACCACCGTGATCGTGTAGACCTGCGTGCCGATGGTCACCTTCTGGCCGACCTGGATGGCGAACGTCACGCCCTGCGCGGGGATGACGAGCTGCGCCGTGCCTCGAGGCTGGCTATCGGTCGTGACGCTGCGGCTCTTGTTGTAGGGCGGCGAAGCTAGCAGCGTGTATGTCGTAGGCGTGCGCGTCGTGTTGCCCGTGGCCGGGTTGTAGGTGTCCGAGTAGCTCGTGATCGACACGGAGCGACCGACCTCGGACACGCCGGAGTAGACATCCGCCAGCAGCTGCGTCACGTCGACCGTCATCGCTTGGCCCAGCCCCCGCTGTCGATAAGGCCAGCCACCTGGAACAGCCGATCCACGATCTTGAATCGCTTTTCGCCGTCCTTGCCGCCTGCATACGTCTTGCTGATCGAGATCGGCCCGACGCTAACGCTGTCCTGCGTCACGTTGCTGCCAGCAGCCACATCAGGGTTGAGCTGGCTGGCATCCTCTAGCCAACGCCTGGCCATCTCGGCCGTGGCTCGCTTCAATGCCAGCGGGATGCCCTCGATGGCATACCCCTGCGCGTCGTATGCAAGCGAGCGCGGGAACTCCAGCGCCTGCGTGTTGCTGCCACGATAGCCAGCAAACCGCGTCCCGTAGTTGGCGTCGATCCACATGGTGGCCTGAACCAAAGCCCGCGTGCGCACCTGCACATTGGCGCTCGTCCACGCGGCAAGCCCGCCTTGGTTGGCGAAGTAGGTATCGCAGAATGCCGTGGTGGCGTAGCTGTTGGCCGTAGAAAGCCCCGTGCCATCCTCCACAACCAGCGCGCTGTCCACGCCTGCGACATCGAGACTTTCGCTGATGTTCCGCCACAGCGTGAACGCTCGATACTCCAGCAGCGTGATGCCTGCTGCGTCGTAGTGCGCGCTATCTCCGACGATCTTGGTGGCATCGTCCATCGCCACCGTGCGCATGTAGCGATCCTCCGACACGCAAAGCTGGATCGCCTGATTGACGGTGGCCGAGAACGTCCACGGCGTGCTGGTGACGAGCGGCTGAACCCACGGGATGGTGGACTCGGTGCCGCTGTAGAGGTTTGCCGACTTGATCGCAGCACGAACCTGACGCTTGAATGTTGTCAGGTTGCGGTAGTAACGCTCGGCAGAATCAACAAAGCTCGCATCGCCTTCGCCCTGCACGAAGAACACGCCCATGCATTCGAGCGTGTCGCCGTCGCGCTGGGCCGCGAGCTTTGCGGCATCGAGAGTGTCCACGAGACGCTGGAACAGGTTGTTGCGATCACCTGCGCTCCAGCTCGTTTGTTGTGCAGGATCGAACCAGCCGATGGCCTGCACCGGAACCAGCGCAGGAACGTAGAGATCCTGCTGCGCGAGCGTGACGCCCTCCACGGCAAGGTTCACCACGTAGATGATCTCGCCCTGCTGCTCCTGCAACCGATTGGCCAGGCCAGTGTGGTATGCAGCTCGTGCGCTCGTAGCGAACGGCGACGAAGCGCCGTAGAGGTAGGTTTCGCCAACGAACGGCTGGTAGAACTGCGGCGTGGCGATGTGGTTCGGGTAGTTGAAGCCAGGCGGGAATGGGTTGGCCTTCTTCAACTGCCGCACGTAGCTGGTGCCCGACAGCGCAACGTAGCTGGCACCGATCGTGAACGTGGTGGCCGTCTTGGCGATCACTGCCCACGTGCCCTGGTATGCAGCTTGGCCCGTGATGTTGACGAAGGATCCCACGGTGATGAGATCACCATGCGCAGCCGTCAGCTCCGTGAGTCCTACGCCTGCCGATGCTGCTGCCGTGATGAGCAGGTTTGCCGATACTGCTCGCCCTTCGATGGGACACCACGGAAGGAAGTAGGCCCACTTCGAGAACGGAACATCCGTGGCCCCGACAGGCGGCGGCTCGATCACGAACGTGTCGCCAGCGTTGGGATGATGGGGCAATGCCTCGCTGAAAGTGATCTTGACGGTTGGCACCGGAGCCAACGGATTCACGTCGTTGGCAATGCCAGCGTCCAGCGTGATCGACGATGCATACCGAACCTGGGTTACGTTTCCTGGGTGCGTGCTGCTTGTGCATCGGATGCGCATCCCGGCCAGCGATCCGTTCCAGCTTCCATCCGTGCCGAAGTCATCGCCGAACCGAGCATCCACGCAGATGTAGCTGCCGGATCCGCTGTTGATTCCTGCCGTGATGGGATAGGTGATCTCCTCACCAATGGTGGCCGGAGGATCGAATGCCGGAGAGACAAGGATCTGATCGGCAGCGGCAGCTGACAGAGCGCCACCCCAGAATCCGATGGTGTGCGTCGTGCCAGTTCGCTCACGCGTGATCGTCTTTCCGACTGGGCTGTATTGCCACTTGAGCGAAGTGGTTAGCGCCGTCTGGGCACTCGTCGTCAAAAGGGGATCAAAGGCCGTGACGCGCGCCGTGCCTGGATACGTCAGGTAGGCGATGCCCGTGGCGCACGGGTTGTAGAACGTCAGGTATCGGATCGAGTCAACCGCCGTGCCCTTGAGCGAGCAGGTTGGGAACTCTGGCCATGTCCCAGGGAGCGTGAAGGTGTCGCTGTAGGCACCTTGAGCATCCGTCTCCGAAAACGGAAACGCCTCCAGGTCCACATACATGTTTGGATGCAACGCTGCCCATGTAGCGTAGTCCGCCTTAGTTCCGCCGTTGCTTTGCCCGATGGTCAGGATGAACTTGCGAACAGCCACGGTGCGCTCCTGGTGCTAGGCGTTGACTGGATCGACGATCAGAGCGTGCGCAGGATCAGCGTGCATTGAATGCCCGTGCCTGTCCCTCCCGTGACTTGGATACGAGCAAACCGAGTCGGCTGAACATCAAACACCAACAAGTTCGCCGCAGTCGCAGAAACTGGACTTGCCGGGATCGTAGCAATGGCGATGGCGTTGCGCTGATACAGCGGCGTGAAGTTGGTTCCGTTCAGCGATCCCGTCAAGGCAAGCGTCGAGCCTCCGAAAGTTCCAGCAGTCACCTGAAACAGGATCTCTTTGGCGCTGCTGCAATCGATGTCGAACGTATCAGTATCAGCCAGCGCCGTGAAGCTGTAGACGGTTTGGCCTGCATACGGGGAAGTGACGGTGTTCGTCGTTGCCATGTTCGTTGCTCAGAGAAAGCCCGCCTGGCAGTTCCACCAGGCGGGCACACACTCACACAGGAAAGCGGCCGACTACACCGCGCGGCCCTGCGGTGAACTCATCACTGGATCGGGACGAGCCAGGCCGTGAAGTTCATGCCCGTGGCAATCGTTCCCGACACGTCCGTGAACAGGCGGATGTAGCGCAACGCTTCGACGCTGTTGCCATCCGTCGCGCTGGTGTGCGCCACGTTGTCGCCGTAGATCACGCAGCGGCCCGAAGGCGGCGTGTCCGTAGCGTTGAACGACACGGAGCTGTCGCCGAAGCGACGTTCCGCCAGCGTGTAGGCAGCCGAGAAGGACGAAGTCGTGCTGCCCTGGATGCGGACAGCGTAAACCTCGTCGGTCGAAGCGACTTCGCACGCCGTCCAGTCAATCACGACTGCAAAGCGTGCGTAGGCGTTAGCAGCGCCCAGATCAATGACAGCAGCGCTGCCACCAACCGTGGCCGCTGCGTCGGCAGCGACAAGGCCAGCATCCTTGAGCTGGAGTGCGCCGTCGAGCGTGATGTTGTGCGGTTGAAAAGCCATTGTGTTGTTCTCCTTGGATCAATCGACGGCAACAGCGTCGGCGATGTTGTAAAGGCGCGACACGCAACGCGGGTGCATGTCCACGAGGTTGCAGTACATCTCAACGCGAGTGCGCTGCACGGCCTTGGCGTTCTGCTCGCCGAGATCGCGCACCTGCACGCCGCCGTTCGTCACCATCGCCAGGCCCATGTCCGAGAGCGACAGGACGTAGATCGACGTGGTGCTGTCGTTGTTCTCGTTGAAGCCGAGCTGCTCCAGGCCCGACACCGTGCCGAGAACGTCGGCGTCGATGATCGGCAGGCCCTGATAGCTCGTCACGATGCGGCCAAACTCGTCACGCGTCACGCTGATCGACGAAGCGTTGCGCAGCTTTGCCGTCAGGTTGACACGCATCTTCTTGGCCATCAGCAGGTGCGTCGGGTTCTCCGTCGCCTGGATCACCGTGTCCAGATCGCGCAGGGACAACGCGTCACCCGCACCGCTGTTGGCGAAGATCTGCGCCGCGTTTTCGCCGCCGTCGACAACGGCCGTCGAGCCGAAGCCGCCGCCATAGCGAACCTGGAGGCCGTCGATGCCGTTCGCATCCGCCGTCGCGCCACCAGCAGCCGTGACGCTGCCCTTGATGATCTGCCAGGAGATCGTCTGCGCGATCAGCGCGGCCTTCGCCTGCTCCTGGATCGCGCGGTGTTCCGGCCCGTGCGTGGCGAGCAGGAACTGATCCACGTCGAGATCGCCGCCGATGATCTTGAGACCAACGGAGCGCTGCTCAACCGCGCCAACGCTCTCCGAGTAGGAGCCGTTGACCGCGCGCGTGCCAGCCGTGCCGAGAGAGACCTGGCGAGTCCAGGCGAACGAGTTGCCCGCGATGGGCAGCATGGGCATCGCAGCGAGAAGCGGCGACGTTTCGACGAACGTCTTGATGACGCCCGCCTTCTTGTACTGACCATTCGCTTCGGCGGTCAGTGCCGATTGGTAGAGAGAAACAGCCATTGCAGAACCTCACTGTGGTTTCCCACCGAGGAACTGCCGTGACTGGCTCCCAGCGGCTCAGACCGTGGCGTTTGCAGCACGGGTGAACAGCTCCCTGGTGGACATATTGCCTGGGATTGCCGCCCGAGACGCGCCCGCGCTCGCATGCGTGGCACCGGAGCCTCCGATGCCCGAACCTGCGAAAGCAGCCTTGTATTCAGGCTGCTCTCGCAACGTGCTGACGAACTCGGCAATAGACATCGGCCCGGTCGCGCCCGCGACCTTGCTGACCATCTCCTTGCCCTGATCGTCGACCAACGTGACACCAAGACGCCCGTCTTGTGCCACCTCGGCCTTCACTGCTGACCGAACAATCGGCAGCAGCAGCTTGAGGTTGCCACCCGCTTCGGCAATAGCCTTCTGCGCCGCGCTCTCGACGAGCTGCTCGCGCAGTTGTGACTGCATTGCCGATAGGCTGGCATCCTTCTTGGCGAGGTCGGCAGCGACCTTCGCTTCGAGCTGCTTGCGGAACTCGTCGATCTCCTTGCTGCCCTTCAAAGCGCCCGCCCTGAACTGCTGCAAAGCCTCACGAGCTGCCGCTGCATCATCGATACCCTCATAAGCAGTGAGGGCCTTTTCGGCTTCCTTGCGCGCAGTCCGTTCCTCAGACAGGCGCAGCCTCAGGCCGACAGTGTCTCCAACTTCCCAACCATCCGGCAACGAGGACACGACCCAACGGTCGCCCTCCTGCTTTGCATGGGCGCGCAGCCCTTCGGGGAGGTCATCGGACTTGTCGGCAACGATGCGGAAAGCCATCAGGTGTAGATCCTACTTCTTGGGTGTAAGGGCTGCAAGTGCCCGCGACACGCGGGACCAGTAGCCCAGGGTTGCCTTCTTGGTGTGTCCACGCGGGCCGCCGTTGTGGACTCTGCTCAGGCGCTCGTAGTCCTTGTCCTTCACCGCTTGGGCGCAGTAGCGGAGCATGTAGGCCACCAGGACGCGTTCAGCGTAGACGCGCTCGGTGACGTCCTCGTAGCGGGCGTCCTTCAGCGTCGGGCAGTGCGCGATGGCGTCCTGCCAGTAGACGCGCCAGATCTGGTAGCGGCCGATCGCCTTGCCGGCGTCGCCGACGGCATCGTCGCGGCCGCCGCTCTCGACCTGGGCGATGGCGTCGAGCCACGGCCGGAGCTCGCGCCGGGCGGCGTCCACCTCGCGTAGCTTGACCTGCGCGGCGAGACTGGTGAGGAACAGAGCGAGCGTAAGCATCGTGCGGAGCATCATGGGACCGGATCTATCGGCCCGACGGCACCGGAAGTTGAACGGATTCTGCACTACCGCTGCAAGTCCTCCAGGCGGCGCAGCTTGCCCGTCTTCGTGACCAAGTCCTTGGGGTCGATCTTGCCAGCTCGGAGCAGCCTAGCGCGGCCTGGGCCGAACACCTCGTCCTGGGTGGTAGCGTCCTGGTCCTGGATCCATTCCGTGTAGGTGACCGACTCCGGGACCTGGCCGTCCATACTAGCCCTAGTGGATTCGCTCACCGTCTCCTTGGCCTTGCGCTTGCCCAAGATCGCCTCGAGCGACTTGGTCACAGGCGCTGTGGTGCATCGGCAGTTCCAGTGCGCAGGAGGGCGCGGCCCTTCCTTGACCGGGAATACCTTGCCATCGAGCGGGCCGCAGGTTGGGCAGGTCTTGGTGTCCAGCGTCGCCACCCACTGCACGCCCTCGAGCACGTCATCCATCTCGGCGTAGGTCGCCTCGCGCGCCTGGGTGGTGACGTGGCCGGAGACGGTGCGGACGATGGCCGCTGCCTGCTGCCTAGTCGCCTGGAGTGCGCCGTCACGGTATCCGGCCGCCTGGGTGCCACGGACGCGGCGCACGATCTGGTCGGCCGTCTCGCCTTGACTCAGGCCGATGCCGATCTGCGTCGTCAGCCGCTTCTGCGTGTCGGCCGCGAGCTCGTCCCACCAGTCCTGCATGGGCTTGCCCTGGATGGGCTGGTTGACCACCTGCTGGACGATCCGCAGGTTCACGGCCTCGTCGGGCAGCACGTAGACATGGGCTTCCTTCGGCACGGACTCGGTGAGCACGGTTTCCTGCCAGCGGGCTTCGATCTTGGCCAGCTCGCGCATAAGCTCGGCCAAGCGCTTGCGGATCTCGGTGCCGCCATCCTTTAGCGTGCTGCCCAGGTCGGCGATCATCTGTAGGTAGCGCTTGGTCGTCTCGAACCCGGAGTCCACGCCACGACTGGCGATGCGCTCGATGCGGGCCTGGAGCTTGGCTAGCAGGTCGGGAAAGACCTCTTCGTTGAGATAGCCCACGATCTCCTGCTCGACCGTCGACTTGTAACGCTCCAGGTAGATGGCGTGTTTGATCGCGCGCGACTGGAGCTTGCCGTTAGTGGTCTTCTTCGGGTCGATGGGATCAGCCATGGTGCTCCGTCTTCATGTCGTGCTTGAGCTCAATGTGCATGCCCTCGACGTAGGTCATGAAGCAATCCGGCCAGCAGAGCGGCGAGCCGCTGGCCTTGCCAGTCTTCATGTCCCAGTGGTAGCCCGCTCGCTGACCGTTGAACTCCAGCAGGCGGACGCGACTGCCGACGCCGACGGCGATGCGGTTGAGGCCACACCAGATCGAGTCGCCCTTGATCTCCGCATTGCACATCGAGCATCGCATGGTCATTCCGCCTTGATGTCACAGCCGCACTGGCCCTGCGCCAGCGTGGATCCGCAAGTCTGGCACCGCGTCACGCCTGCGGCTCCTCCGGCTCCTCCTGCGCGGCAGGCTCGTCCTCAACAACAGGCTGATCGACTGGCTGCGGACGCATCAACGCCGACAGGTCCGGCCCCTCGGCTCCGGTTTCCGCGACTTCGGCATCGATGTCCACCTCTTCGCCAAGCGTGCCGCGCTTCTGCAACTCGCGCAGGTAGGTCTTCTGCGTGATCTCCTTCGCCTGCCTGGCCTGCGTCAGGATCGCCAGGTCCGTCTGCGCGCGAGTCGGGATGCCGAAGTCGCGGAAGATGTCGATGTCGAATGACTCCGGCAGCTCGTCCTCGCCGGTTTCCCACAGCATCGCGAACTCGTATGCCTCGTAAAGCAGCCACTCCAGCTGCTCGGTCCACGACTGCACACGGCTCTGCGCGCGAGCTCCGGCGGCGTCCACGGCGGTCGCCGTCGATCCTGCGGTCACTTGCTCAAGGAACGGCGCAAGACCGAGGCTCTGCTCTTCGGTGCGGATGTCGCGCAGTCGTTCCATCAGCTTGGTCCCCGCAGCTCCGCTCGTCTCGACGAATCCCACTTGCATGTTCGGGTCGCGGCTGATGATCGTCGCGCCTGCGCCGTAGGTGATGGGCTGCGTGCCGTCCGCCACATCGGCCGACGCACCGCTGATGCTTAGGACCGGGTAGCTGTGCCAGTGCAGGTTGTTGGAAAGTGACGACGTCACGAGCCAGTCGTCGACGTTCTTCCACGCCAAGTCGATCAGCGGCGGCACTGCCCAGAACGGATCACCACCGCGCGGCGACACGTTGACCCACGCCAGCGGCACTTGGCCCAGCGGGTTCTGGCCCTGATTCACCATCACGTAGGGATCGCGCTCGGTAGCCGAGCTCTGCGACGCGGACTGCTTCGCCGTCATCAGCAGATCCATCTGCCCCATGATCTGCGTCGGCAAGCCGCTCATCTGGCTGGTGTTGGTGCGCTCCCA